TTATCCTTCCTTAGGCAGGGCTTAAAGCCCTGCAATTTATCTGTTTGCTCTAAGTGTTGGAGCCATTGAATATTGGCCGTATGGGTGCAAGCACTCAGCCCCTTCCCACTCAGATAATTTCTGGATTACTCTGCAGGTTTTAACTTCCTTGCAGTGTTGTATTGTTACTGTTTTAGCTGTGCGCTTTATAACCTTCCAAGTGGTTTCAAGCTCGCTATCACCTATCCAACCGTGTGTGTATTCCTTACCTACTTCAAATTTTATCATTACTTTATCCTTTCTGAGGCTTATTAAAGCCCCTGCTCTGCCATAACTTTTGCTATCTCTTTATCAACGCCCTGCGCTGTAAGCTCTTTAACCCTGCGCGCGATAGCCTTTTTGTGTATCTCTGCCATCTTATTGCTCGCCTCAATTTCTCTTGCAATCTTATCTAATCCGTAAACTCTCATTTCCTGCACCTCACTTGTTTTGTATCTGTTTGCCTTACACTTAATATTATAAGTGTACACTTATAATATGTCAACAACTTTTTTAAAAAATTACAAAAGTCAATACGTAGCACTTGCGCATAAGTTGCGTAAGACTTGCGCGGTTTTGGGCAAATAAATAAAGGCGGCCTATTCATGCAGGATAAAGCCGCCTTTACTGGGAGAAAATGACCATGAAAACCCGTTATTTTTTAATCTTGTTTACAAGGTACTGTATAGCCTCGTAATCATAGCCTGCGGCCGTAAGCAGTTGCTTGCGCGTAGGCCTTGTATTTTTTGTGCCCCATTTGTCCTCTAAAACCTCTGCGGCTATCTGGGCATTTGTCTTACGCTCTGGGCTTGCCAGATTGATAATGCCATCATAATCCACATCAAGGTCCACGGCCGTAGGAATCCCGTCAACACGGCCCTTACTTGAATACTGCCACGCCACGGCTATCTTGTAGGATGGCTTAAGGCTACTATAAGGGTTATATACGCCTGTAGCATTTCTCGGATGTCTGGCGATCCAAAAATCATAGCTTGCCTTAAGATCATCATGGATAACATTAAGGTACCAATCACGATTACAATAGATACCCGTGTAGTATCCTGCGGCGCGGAATATACGCGCATATGTATCTACAAGGCCCCTTATGTATGCCTTACCTCTTTTGCGTACAATATCAGCCTCTAAATCAATCCATATGCCATATTCAAGCTTACGGCCCTTAAGATGGTTTAAGAGGCTCTTGGCATCCCCTTCCATATCTGCCATGGATGCAGATGCTATAAAGATATATACGCCCCTCGCAAGGCCGTATTTACCCGCCTGCTCGTAGTTATACTCAAAAGTTTCATCTATACGATGGCTCTGGGCCTCGTACTGGCATTTGAGTATAGCAAACTTTTTGCCTGCTTTTGCCACCTTTGCCCAATCAATTTGCTTTTGATAATGGCTCACATCAACGCCCTGCAGTTCTGCCATGCTACCACCCCTTTTTTATCTGCTCGATTGTCTGTACCACCTTATCATATCCGATCATGGAACCTACCCAGATGCATACACCCATCAAAACAATACACATGATATTAGGCAGGGTAAACGGTATACCCATAAGCACATAGGCAATTGCCATGCCTATAATGCCTATCACAAAGGCATCTACAAGTGCCAGTATGTTACTGGATACACTTGGAAAAGCCTTTTTAACGGCCTGTGTTAACAGGGATGCCATAAGCGCCCCAATGGTAAGCATGAAAATAAATAGTTCAATCGTCATAATATAAGCCCTCGCTTTCTTTTAACTCATCTGCGGCCTTTTTGGCATCTATCAGCTTATGCCGCTTAATCATGGCACACAAGAACACCTCGCCGCCGCAAAACCACTTAACTGCATTTGTAAGGGTATCATTTACACTGCCTGTTACGGCCGATACAGATAACTCTGCCACAACATACGGAGTAAAGAACACGATGCAGTAAATAACATACTTATCAAGGCCGTTAAGCCTCTTTTTTGGCTTTTTATTCCTCATCATCCTCATAATCATCATACCCCGCAAGGCACTTTTGCATTATGCGCTTGGCTTTTTTAAGATCCGCAGTATCCTTATAGCCTGTTGCTTGACAATAAGCTATCTCAAAATCAATAAATGCAAGGTTCACTGCCTTAAAGGTTGCGTTTAGCTTATCCTGTGCCCTAAATTTATCGTTGCCCTCTTTAAGGGATTGCTTGATATCGCCAACATCTTTTTCCAGATTTCTCACACGGCCCTCAAGCGAATCATGCGGCTTTGATAAGAACTTATAGCACGCATAGCAGGATGCACACAGGCTTATGATAGATAAGATAATCGTTAATATATCTTTGATAAAATCCATACACTACCCCGTATAGGCGTACATGCGCCCATGTACTCATAAGAAAATTATTACAATACAAAAGGCCCTGCCATCTGGCAAAGCCTTTTGCTTGGATCTAGGTATGCAACAGCAAACTATTTAGGAGCTCTTCACAAGTTAATTATACCACGATTAAGCCTCGTATGGCTCGCCTGTGATAAGCTCGTACTCTTCCGCTGTAATCCATTTGCCTACCACGTTATAAACCCTCTGCTTGTCCCATGCAGGCTTATAGCCGTTAAGGTAGTTATTGTAATATGTCTGAACCTTTTTAAAGTTTTTACTCATGCCTTAACCCTCCAAATCAACATCGGTCATAGCGGCGATGTACTCAATATCGGCCGTGTTCTGAACAGTTGCAAGGTACAGTTCCCAAGATTCTTTTGGTATTTTGCATTCCTCGTAAACGTACACGGTTACGCTCTGGCCATCTTCAGTACGCTCTTCCTCTGTGATATCGCGCCTTACGTAGTTGTAATGCGTAGAACTTTCTGTATCGACTTCAAGCGGCCTCGTTAATGATTCTGTTTTGTAAAATTCCATCACTCTTCCTCCTGTTTAAATTCTTGTCATAACCTCTGATCTTGCGCTTAAGCTTTTGAAAGCTCACGTAAGGCAGTACCCATTTAAGATACATCTTGTAAGTAGCTGTGTGCTTTATCCACCCAAGATAGCTTAGCATCTGCCTTGCACTGTATACCGTAACACGCTTGGCTTTATATATCCGCTTGGCCTTTCTTGTAGCCTTATGCATGATATTGCGCCGCAGGGTGGTGCGGTTGCGGTAAAATCTAAAACCCATAAAATCAAGCATCCTGTAGCGGCCGTTATAATCAAATCTAAACACCTGCCATTTAGGGTTAAGCTCTAATCCAAGAGTTTTAAGATACTCAGCGATATGCTCGCGCATCTTGTGCAAATCTCTTTTGTTTGGGCCAAATATCACCATATCATCCATGTAACGGATATAATAAACTGCTTTTAAATCCTCTTTGATATAATGATCTAGCCCCTGCAGGTACCAGTTAGCAATCCACTGCGATGTATAAAAGCCAAGTGGGATGCCTCTATCAGTTGCGGATATGATTTCTTCAAGTAGGGCCATAAACCTATCATCATGGATTATCCTGCGCAGGTTCTTAATGAGTATGTCGTGCGGTATGCTATCAAAATACTTGCGTATATCCATCTTAAGGCAGTATTTGCAATTCTTACCGCCTTTGCGTATCCATCTTTCAACCGCCTTTTTACCCTTATGCGAACCGCGTTTTGGTATGGATCCATAAGAATGCTCATACATACCACGTAAAAATATCGGCTTAAGCACATTTACGGCCATGTGGTGCACTACCTGCTCATCAAAGCTCGGTACTATGATTGTTCTTTTCTTACGCTGTATGCCATCGTATATCTCTTTAGGCTTATGAGGCTTGTTTTTAAAGTTTGTGGCATACTCTGTAATAACGGCCTCATAATCTGGATTATCAAGCCGCCTCTTTACTGATTTGCGCTCACGCTTGCCAAGTGAAGCGTTATGCACAGCAAGTTTTATATTGTCTTTACTGCAAAACTGTTCCCATAAATGGTTATAGGATTTCAATTTTCTTATCCTCTCAACCGCTTTCGATAAGCTACTTGCAGTTGCTTGCTAACGAGTTGATTTTTACCAAGTGGTAAGGATTAAAGCGTACATTTAGTTATCTTCCCATGGTACAGATAAGAATGCGCCGCGCCATTGTTCCAGTTCGCATTCGAAACGGCATTGTTCAGATTCAGATAGAACGCGCCAACTTTAGCGTCATTGTTCGAATTGCCGCCGAATAGCGCAAAAGCGTGAAAACGTCGTACACTTAAACCCTGTAAACTCAATCAATAGTTACATCATCGCCCTGCGTTATCTTTGTAAGCATATGCTCATAATCTGCCACACTTACGTGCTGTGATAGCAGATTTAAAAGCACCTTACAAAGCTGTGTAAGGCTTTCAATTATTTCCTGTTGTTTGTCTAAAAGAGGGAGAAGGTTCTCCCTCTTATTCGCTTCGCTCATAATCCACCCTCTCAAGCAAGTGGCTTGCAAGAAAGCGCCGCGCCAAAGGCCCAGTCCGCACCCGAAACGGCATTGCTCAGAAACAGAAAGAACGCGCCAACCCTAGCGCCAACGGCCGAATAGCCGCCGAAGAGCGCAAAAGTTACTGCGGCGTTATTAAACCAAGTAGCATCACAGTAGTATGTTGATGCACTTCCGCTCATGGTATCACTAAACATACCATCCTCGGTAAACTTAGCCTTGCTGATATAGTTACCAGATGTGCCGCTTGGTGTTACACCTGCATCCTTGTAATTTGTGCCATCGGTGTTGTATCCTGTTGCGCTACTGCCATCCTCAGTGCCATAAGTAAGCTTATACTTAGTAGCGCCATTATTAAGGATGAGGCCGTTGGTACGCCGCCACTGGAATCCGTAATAGTTTTCCATACCAAAGATTTTTACGGCATTGGTATATGTGCTTGCAGTACCATCATTTGTGCCATAGAAAAGGCCCTTGGTGTTATGTATGCCTGTAGTAAAGCCATCATTTATAGCCTCACTACCGCCGCTATTAAGGCCTTGGCCAAATACAGCCTGCGTATTAAGGCTCTTGCCCATTAGGATTAAGAGCATATTGATAAGTAATCTATCAGCAAAGCACTCAATATTCCAAAGCTCATCTGTGCTTGGATTATTGGCTTTTGCGGCTGTTATTTCAGCTGTGCCTGCAAGTGTCTTGGATACCGTCTGGCCAGATAGTGAGCGCATTGTACTACTGATAACTGAGCCATTGTAAATAGGTGTATAGAAGTGCTCAGCGCTCTCGCCCTTGCAGTTATGGAACGGATAATCAAAGAACTTGCTATCAGCCCTGTGATTTGATATGTAAACCTTTGCGTTTGAACCATCACCATTAGGCAGGATTTTAAGCCAAATCTTGTGCCCGTTTCTGCCCCACTCCATCATGGCATTACCTGTATAAGCTGTGTTGGCAATATCAGATGCAGTGCCATCCTCTTTTAAGGCGTAGTTATCTGGGTTAAGGTAGTAATCTACTGTGCCATCGCTCTTAAGCATACAAGGGCGTGGCATAAAGAAAGCATTTTCCCATGATCCGTAATCAAACTTGCCTGTGCTAAAATCCATATGCGCAGGTGTCATGCCAACGGCATCCTCAAGATATGTTACGGCCGCCGCAGGATCAGATTCACTACCGTTAATCTGGAATCCATAAATAAGCCCATCAGCCGC